CGACCATTCGTGATCCGTCAACTCGTATCGCCGCCGCGCCATCAATCCCCTCCATGCCTGAAGGAATCCTTGAATCACGACGCAGGACGAAGGGGAAGCCCGTTTATGAGTTTACGGCCTAGTCGGCGATATCAAGACGGTGGCCCGCGCCGTCGCTGATGCCGAAACTCTGATTGCATCCCAGGTCGGCGATCTGGCGGATGCGGTGGCCTCGGCGGAAACGGCGGCGGGCACAGCCACCATGATGGCCGAGAGGGTCGATGCCGCTGGAGCGGCCCATCTCGTCCGCATGGCCGAGGCGGAAGCCGCCTCGGTGCAGGTGGTGACGGCGGCCGGGGCATCGGTTGCCGCCAGCTTCACAGGTGCCGCCGACGCCTGTCGCCTTCATGCCGCCCGCTTTGCCCTGCCCACGGAAACCCTGGCGATGAAGGCGCTGGAGGCGCGCCTGCAACGCCTGCTCGACCTGCAAGACCTTTTGTCCGAATTCGCCGGCCTGATCGACGCGACTGCTGCCGCCTCGGTCATGTCGACGCTGACCGGGGGAGCCGGGGCGGCCCCTGACGGTGTCGGTGATTCCTTCGCCGGTGCCCTCGAAACCGCCCTCTCATCAACGGAGTAATTGGATATGGCTCAGTCCATCATCGACGTCCTGGCCGGGATCATGGCCGCCCAGTTGAAGGCCCGCGATGCCGCCATCGGCACCAAGGCCGATCAGAACGCCTTGAACGCCGCCAATGCCTTGATCACCGCCATGAATGCGGCCAAGGCCGACAAAACGGCGCTGTCCGAGGTCGAAAGCCGCCTGCTGCAGAAGGTGGCCGACCTGATCGGCGGTGCGCCCGAGCAGCTCGACACCCTGAAGGAGATCAGCGATTTCCTGAAGGTCGAGGGCGACAAGGCGGCGGCGCTCACCGCCGTAGTCGCCACCAAGGCCGCCAAGGTCGATCTCGATGCCTTGCGGAATGAGATCGGTTCGGCCTCTGACTTCCAGTCCGCCTTCGACCGCGCCATGTCGGTGTGAGGTTCGCCATGTCGCCAAATCTCGCCGAAACCTTGGGGACGGTGATGGCGGAAAAAATCGCCGCCGTGCGGGACGAGATGGACGGCCTGATGAAAATCCGGGACGTCGCCACCATCCACGACCGCGATGCCATTCCTCCCGCCCAACGGCGCGAAGGCATGTGGGTCAAGGTCGCCGATCCCGATTCCATCTGGTCGCTGGTGGGCGGCATCGGCAACGAACACTGGGTCGATAAATTCCCGCTGGATTCCATTCCCGGCGGGGCACCCACCCAGGTGCTGCTGTCGCACCTGTCGCCCCAGGTCAAAGCCTTCTTCGTCGACCGGGCCGATTTCGACGCGGCCCTGGCCCGCCTCGACCGCCAGACCCGCCGCCGCAAACTTCTCGATCAATAGAAACAGGAGCATCCGATGACTGCACTCAGAAGCGCGGTGGACGCGCTGATCAATCGTGCCGAGGCCGGGGCCGCCGATCCCGCCGCCTCGGCCGAGGATATGCTGCTCTATGCCAAGACCCTGGAAGCGGTGGGGCCGACCTCCGCCGTCGGGTTTATCAACGCCACCTCCGAGGCCCAGAACACCCGGGTTCTGGCCACCGGCGATGAGCAGAACGCCCGCGTCATCAGTACCGGTGATTCGGAAGTCCTGCGGGTCAAGAACACCATGGGCACTGCTGTCGGCGTGCTGAAATCCAAGGGCGATCTGCTGATCCATGACGGCAGCGGTGCCGCCCGCGTTCCCATAGGCGTAGCCGGCCAGATGCTGGTCACCGGGGCCAATGGCGTGCCGGTCTGGGGGGCTGCCGGAAAGGTCCGTAACATCGCCCATTATGCGTTTTCCGACGTCACCCGCACCACCTGGAGCGGTTACGGCAACATCATCAACGGCTCGGATTTCTACTACAAGCCGCTGAAGGACGACAGTAAGCTGCTGATTCAGGCCGAACTGGTGATGTGCAGCAACGGCAGTTGGTCGGGAGCCAACATCATGTGGTGCCCCACCAACAGTTCCAACGCCGCCACCGACGGCTGGCGCTATGGCGCGGGCGATGCCGGCGAACGCTACAACAACGGCACCCCGGCCGCTCCGGTGGCGTGGAATCCCTGGGCCACCTATGGCGGCTATTTCTCGCAATTCGGCAACACCTATTGCGGTATCGGCTGGGACGCCACCCAGAAGTACAACACCACCATGCTGATCGACCTGCGCAAGGTGGCCACCTTCGATGCCGCCCAGGGCCACAAGATCCACTTGGCCATGACCTGCCATGCCCAGGGATCGTGGTTCACGATCAACGAAAGCTACAACCAGAGCAATTACCCGGCGCGCTACAGCCAGTCGGGTTTCACCGTCTGGGAACTCGCCCCCACCGCCAACACGGACGCGGAGTAAACCGCCATGACCGAGATCGACATCAACGCTTTGGCCGCTTCCATCCCCACCTGGAAGGTGTGCGAGCGATTTTTCCCCGACGTGCCGGTGGTCAGCACTCAGGACCATCCCGGCGCTCCCGAAGTGATCGTCTGGCCGGAAGGCTTCGACGCTCCCAGCGACCAGCATCTGCTGGACCTGAAGCGGCAATTGGCGGAAGAGCAGATTGCTTCCCGCTATCGTCGCGACCGCGCCCAGGCATTCGCCGAACGCCCCATCGGCGACCAACTGGACGCTATCATCAAGGGCCTGAAGGCCGCCCGGGCGTCCGGCGTCGATCTGCCCGACGATACCGATGCCCTGATCAATTGGAGCGATGCCGTCAAGACCGCCCATCCCAAGCCGGTGGGAGGCAGCAATGGCTGAGGCTCAGACCCCGGAAATCTGGGCTGGCGTCGCCACCCAGTATGTGGGCGCCTGGGGGCAGGCCGCCCCATGGTCCAAATCGCCGCCATCGCTGCGGCGGTGGTAATCGTCGCCATTATTGCTTGGGCCTGGACCCGCAAGAAAGGCGGATCGCCGGAGGCCAGCTCCCCCGGCATACCGGTGGAAGCTTTCGGCCATGTGGTCGAGGAACAAGCCCGCCAGACCGAGGCATTACGCACTGCTGTCGAGGGCTTGGCCGAGATCGTCCACGAGATGCGCAAGCTGCTGGAAACACGCACTTTTTGTCCGTTCCCGGCTCCCCGTTGCGGGGATCAACCCAGTGCCTGATCCGGCCCTCAGCCAGGCGCTACGGGAAGCCTTCGCCTCAGCGCCTGCCGGCACGGTGATTCTGGATACGCTGGAAATCTGGCATCCCAGTTTCACCGAGCCGATCCGGGTGGTGCGCGATCATGTCGACCTCACCGCCCGGCTGGAGGCTGGGGCACCCCGCGATGGTGGCCGCAAGGTCACCTTCACGGCCCTGGCCTTCGACTTCTCGCCGCCGCCGGTGGATACAGCCCCGGTGCCTGAAATCACCCTGTCCCTGGATAATGTCGGCCAAGACCTGGCCGACGCCCTGGAAGCCGCCGCCACCAGCCAGGAGGTGATCACCGTCACCTGGCGGCCTTACCTGTCGACCGATCTGGAAGGGCCGCACATGGACCCGCCGATCACGTTGACGCTGACCGAAGTCGAAGCCGACACCCTGCGGGTCACCGGCCGCGCCCGCATGCTCGATATCGGCAACAAGGCGTTCCGTCCATCACCTACACCGCCCGGCGGTTTCCTGGGCTGGCGCGGTAGGCAGAAATTACGGTTCCCACGGATTGAGGATCTCGATGCCCACAGCGGTGAAATCGGCAACGTTGCGGGTCACCACCGTCAGCCGATGCTTCATGGCCGTCGCCGCGATCAAGCTGTCGATGGCGGGCAACGCCTGTTTGGTCCGGGCTGTCATCCGGCCCCATTCGTCAGCCACGGCGGCATCGACCGGTAAAACCCGCCCATCGAACCACTCGGGCAGTTCGATTTCCAGCCATGCGATGATCTGGCTGCGGCGGCGCCCATCGGGAAGCTTTTCCGCACCCCGGCGGATTTCCCCCAGGGTCAGGGCGCTGATGTAAAGGGCCTCGGGCGGAACCCGCTCGAACCAATCCACTACCTGCGGCGCGGGGGCTGGGCGGATCAGTTCCGACAGGGCACAGGTATCGATCAGATAGCTCACAGGTCGATATCCCGTAGGCCCGAGCGGTCCCGCTCGATATCCAGTTCCGTTCCGGCCACGGGCGAGGCGCGCAGGAATTCCACCAGCGACGCCTTACGCCCCTTTAGCCGCTCGTACTCGTCCTGAGACAGCACCACCGCCGTGGTGCGTCCCCGCACGGTGATGGCCTGCGGGCCTTCGTTGGCGGCACTGCGCAGCAATTCGCTGAACCGGGCTTTGGCGTCCCGAACCTGCCATGCGTGCATGGGATGCCTCTTGACCATTCTGACCAGATGAAGATAGCGACAATGACGCACCAATGCCAGTCATCGGGAGAGGGCATCCACTGGGCCATCCCCTATATCGGCCTGCCGTGGTCCGCCCACGGCAAAGGGCCGGACCTGTTCAATTGCTGGGAATTCGTACGTGCGGTGCAGGCCCGGCATTTCGACCGCCATCTGCCCGACATCGCCAATCCCGAAGACACCCTGATCATGGGGCGTACCTTCCGCAATCACCCCGAACGCCTGCGCTGGCTCAAGGTCGAGGTGCCGGCGGAAGGCGATTGCGTGCTGCTGCGCCGATCCCGGCATCCCATCCATGTGGGAATCTGGTTGGACGTGGACAGCGGCGGCGTTCTGCACTGTGCCCAGGATGCCGGGGTGGTGTTCCAGCGTCCCGACGCCCTCCGTTTCAACGGCTGGGCGGTTGAAGGCTTCTATCGGTATGCGCCATGACCGCGTCCGTCATTATCGTCACCAACCCCTTCGAGCCGGTAGCCAGCCGCTCGGTCCATGCCATCCAGGCTGGGGCCACGGTGGGCGGCTTGCTGCTCGAATGCGGCGTCGCCGAGGAAAGCTGGATCGACGGCCCGGAAATCCGCATCGGCACCGACATGGTACCCGCCGATGTCTATGCTGTGCGGGTGATCGGTGACGGCGACATCGTCACCGTCATCCGCTGGCCCATGGGCGGCGGCGGCGGCGGCGGTGGGGGCAAGAACCCGCTGCGCACCGTGCTGACCATCGCCGTGCTGGTCGCCTCGATCTATCTGGGGCCAATGGCGGCCGTGGACATGGGCTACACCGCCACCGGCACGGCGGCCGCCATGGCCACCGCCGGCATCGCCATGGTCGGCTCGGTGCTGGTCAACACCGTGATTCCGACACCCAAGCCGTCCATGCCCTCCATGAACTGGGGCGGCAGCGGCGCGATCCCGGCAGCCAGCCCGACCTACAGCCTGCAGGCCCAGGGCAACCAGGCCCGTCTGGGCCAGCCCATCCCGGTCATCTATGGCCGCCACCTGATCTATCCCGATCTGGCCTCCGAGCCGTACCAGGATTTCGTCGGCGGCGAGCAGTTTCTCTATCAGCTTCACGTCATCGGTCAGGGCGACTACGCGGTCGAGCAGATCCGCATCGAAGACACGCCCATCTCGTCCTTCGATGAGGTGCAGACCGAGATCGTCCCGCCCGGTGGCGTGGTGACGCTGTTCGACCCCGATGTGGTCACCGCCGCCGAGGTGGCGGGCCAGGAATTGCTGGCTTCGGATTATGTCGGGCCGTTCACCGCCAACCCGGTGGATACCAGTGCCGGTGCCCTGGGCATCGACGTGGTGATGGCGCGTGGCCTCTATTATGCCAACGACAACGGCTCGCTCGATTCCCGCACCGTGCAATGGCAGGTGGAGGCCCGCCCCGTTGACGAGAATGGCGATCCCTTGGCCGAGTGGTCGATCCTGGCGACAGAAAGTTATTCCGCCGCCAGCAACAGCGCCATTCGCCTGTCCTACCGCTATCCCGTCGAGCCGGGGCGCTACGAGGTCCGCCTCAAGCGCCTGGACAACAAGGACACCTCCGAACGCGCAGGCCACGAAATCCGCTGGGGTGCGCTTCGGTCCTACCTCACCGGCCAACCGGATTTCGGCGCCGTCACCCTGCTGGCGGTGAAGATGCGGGCCACCGACAACCTGTCGCAACGCTCCAGCCGCATGATCAACGTCATCGTCACCCGCAAGCTGCCCACCTGGACGGCGACCGGCGGATGGTCTGTGCCCCAGGCCACCCGGTCCATCGCCTGGGCGTTCGCCGATGCCTGCAAGGCCCAATACGGCGGCAAGTTGGCCGACGCCCGCATCGACCTGAAGGCGCTGCTGGCCCTGGATGCTATCTGGACCGCCCGCAGCGACAGCTTCGACGCGGTATTCGACACCAGCATGACGGTGTGGGAAGCGCTGACCCGCATCGCCCGCTGTGGCCGCGCCGTGCCCATCCAGCAGGGTGGCATCGTGCGGATCATCCGCGACCAGCCCCAGACCATTCCCGTGGCCATGTTCGGGCCGCGCAACATCGTCCAAGGGTCGTTCAAGATCAAATACGTCATGCCGGGCGAGGACACCGCCGACGCAGTGACGGTGGAGTATTTCTCGGCCCGCACGTGGAAGCCCGATGAGACGACGGCAAAGCTGCCCGACAGCAAAGGCGACAACCCGGCCAAGGTGAACCTGTTTGGCTGCACCGGGAAGGACCATGCCCAGCGGGAAGGTCTCTATATTGCGGATTCCGATTTATCCGGCCAGGGATTCCGATTTGAATCCGGCCACCCATTCCGATCCGTTTCCGGCCGTCTGTTCCGACGCGATATCGGCCAGTTGGGTGATGCCTTTCC